GGAATATGCGTCGAAGTCGTTATACATTTGGTTGAGCAGCATGGTTGTAGGAACGATGATCAGGGCATTATCATCTCGATTTTCTAGATACCATCTCATGACGATATAGATGATCAGACTCTTACCTGAAGCAGTCGGAGATAAGAACAACCCACCTCGTTTATTCACCGCACTCCATGCGGCGTTTACCTGATAATCATACGGTTCAATTTTACCGCCATTCTCATCTCTAATGTCAAGGCCATTTACAAATTCTTCAAATTCATACAGCTCCATTGCCTGAGTTGCCCCGGCATATCCGTAATACGAATCATGTTTGATCTCGACATCGTAGCCAGACTCATCAGCAAATGCTTTGATCTCTTCGAATAGTCCCGATGGGATTTCGTTTGTCTGTAGATCAAGCAGCCGGATGCGGCCATCCCAGTATCGATTTCTGAATGATGGGTGGAACTTATATCCCTTGGCGAAGAATGCAAAAGCTTCTTGCATCTCCATAAGAATTTCAGGATCAGCTTCAACTTTTAATATTCGTTCGTTCTTTTTATGAAGAACAATTGTGGTCACCTAGATTAGCTGCCTTCCATGAATTTGCGCCAGTCAATAACATTCTTGATCGTATGTGAGCGATACTTGATCGTGTCCATGATATCCTTGAGTGCATCTCTTGTGATTTTCAAAATCTCAATATCGTCTACTAATTTCTGAAGGTCTTTGTCAGCAGAATACCAATATTCATATTCTGATTTCAGGACAGACAATCCATCGAATGGATCATCAACCCAACCGAGTTTATCGATCTCGTCCTTGGATAGCTTTCCGTCGAACCAGAGCTTCTTGTTCTTTTTAGTTCGATCCATCTTCATCTCGGCTCGCTTCAATGCCAATTTGGATATGCTATACATTTGAAGATATTTGGAATGCAGTAAGGCGGTTCCGGTAGAAGCCTTGTCGAGATGGAATTCATCGATTGGTGCATCTTTGGCCCATTCGGAAAGTACGTACTCAATAGTGATATTTGTCATGATATAATCCTTAAGATATTTGATAACGAGTGTATGCGAATGTCGCGTCTACGGTGATGTAGCTGTCTCCCTGATCTGTGGTGGCAAAGCTAATGGCTCCGACATCAATTGGAAACGCATTTTCATATGTGATGACCGGCCCGGCATTGTTGGTACTGGACATGATGTGGAGATGGACGTCTTTTTCATTCCCGTCTACGTTCTCGACACAACTTTCCAACCAATCATATACAGCCTTGTATGATCCCATATCGGCATTCAGGATGATGACTACGTTGAGCGCATCATATACGAGTTTGTCACCCGGCACTGGAATGTCTCGTCTTGGAGAGGACTGTATGGCATTCTGGGTGCTGACTGTCGGATGTGTGAATGATTGGACGGCAGCAGTGATTCCGGACTCACCTTCGATAGTCAGTGCGAACCCTGTGGCCGTTAGGAAATCATTGTATTGACAAGTCATAAGAATACCTCTATGTACTATTTATACGCACAAAAAAGGGCAGGCCCGAAAGCCTGCCCCTCATTTGCATAAAGTCTTTCGACCTTATTGTAGAATGCCATCAACGCGGAAGATGCGGTAGAAGGCGTTAGAACGGTTAGTACCAACTCCCGATACCGGAGCAGCTTCAGCGAATGGGTTGGCGATAAGACCGTAACGGGTCTTGAAGCCGATCATAGGCTGGAACGTCTCAGGGTCTTGCGCACGGTACATCGTTAGAGGTACATATGGAGCGAAGAACATTCCGGAGTCGAACGAATTCGATCCACGGTAACCAACGGTGATGTAATTCAGGCCAGCATATGGGTCAACATAGACCTTGATGCGTCCGAGAATTGTACCGGCAAACAAGTTACCAGTGTCATCGACCATCAGCTTTGAGTTCAGAGCTGGTGTGTAGTCTAGGATGTCCGCAGCGGACAGAGCAGTAGCGACATCTGACGAACAGATGACGAAGTTACCCTTACCACGACGAGTCTCTTTGGCGATTTTATTCGCTTCAAGATCAAGTTGAACAAGAAGTCCCTTGAACTTCTCGACCGACCAACGACCGTCAGCATCAGTTGACAGGTTGAAGATACCATTAGCAGCAGTGTTGCCAGTCTTGGCACCAAGCTTTGCCTTGACGTTGATAGTACGAACAAGCTCACGGTTCATTTCGGACAGAATTTCTGTCGTGATGATGTTAGCAAGCTCGGCTTCAGCGTCAATGTTGTGGATAGCCTTCATGTCCTGAGCAACTTCGACTGTGTAACGAGCCTTCAGGGCACGAGACTTAGCAGTCACGGTCGCACTCTCGATGCTCATAGCCATTTCACCAAACGATGTAGCATCGCCAAGTGCTTCGGCAGTTGCAGTTGACATCCCGGTACCTACACCGAATGGGTCAACAACAGAGTCACCAGTACCCGATCCAGCAGCACCAGCGTCACCTGATGCAGTGTCAAGAGACTCGGCAGCAGTTGCAGGAAGTGAGGAAGGGTCACCAGCATGAGTACCAGCACCAGAGAAGTCGGTGTCGGACTCATTGAAGAGGGCTTCAGTTCCGCCCATTGTGCTATAGCGTGACTTCAGTGCGAAGATAAGGCCAGTAGGACCAGACATAGGCTGGACCGAAGCAATATCATGAGCAAGAAGGTTAGGCATTGCACGACGAACGAGTGAGATAAGAATAGGATTCCAGTTTGCGATACCGTTATTAGTTACGGAGTTAGCATGGACTGTTTCCGAAAGCATAGAACCCGGTGAGTTCATTTGCAGGGCATTGTCCTGTTCTTGGTTTTCTAGAAGTTGGGCCGTTACGACCTTGCGGTGATAGTCACCGATGCTTTCGGCATCGGCAGCTTCAAGGACGGGTGCCCACTTCTTTAGTAGAGCTTTTGCAGACATTAAATTTCTCCTAATAGTCTGTTATCGATTGGTGAAAGATAGAGCACTTTTGTATGCGTCCATTCTGGACGGTGCGCTATTTGATGTGTCTTCAACTAGTGTTTCAGTCTCAAACTCATCGGAGTGGGTTACAGTCTCAGTAATGAAGTTAGACTTCATTCTTTTGAGGTCTGCTTTGAATGATTTTACATCTTTAAAATCGATGCCTTCCGCCAGACCACGTAGTTTGTCTGTTTCCATGTCGGACAAATCATAGGCTTCTTCGTTAACCATTAGTTCACGCTGAAATGCCTGTGCCATGTTCCGATATTTAATGGCGGTTTTGGTTACATTATTAATTTTAGTCTTTGCCTCGGCCAGTTCATTAACAGTGCGTTCGTGAACATTAACCTTGCCTGTAGGAACTTCGATGTAACGCTCTTGGAAGAGCTTATGCATGTCATCAAGGAAACCTTCGGCAATCTCGGTACGAATATTCGAATCGATAGCCATCTTGTTTTCTTTGAAGAACTCATCAACCGCAAAGTCTAGGAACTCATCGAGCTTCTGAACCAATACAATTTGTTGACGTTCCATGCTTTCGGTCAGTGCCACAGCATAATCAGCCTCTAGGGTATCTAGAGCCTCATCAAGCTTTGAATTAACCGCTGAGTTGAACAGTTCAGCAGCACCAATCTTGAAATCTTCACTGAGTGAGTCATCAAGAGAAATCAGGGCTTCCACTTCGTTGGTAACGTCGCGGTCGATAGATTCCTTTACGGTACTTCTGTCAGATAGACGGGAAGCAACCTTCTGCATCATACCTAGGTCTTTCAGGGGCATCTTGGACATTGATTGTACAAGCGCTCTGATAGCCTTGGCTGCTGGCAGAGATGTCTTTTTGGTTTGGCTAGATGCAGCAAATGCTGGTCTTTCCGCTTCGTCCTCGTCAACAAACCCTTCCTTACCGGATGGTTGATTGGCTTTAGGAAGCGTTGCTTCTCCAAGGTCTTCTTCGTCTTCTTCTGGTCTTACATCAATTTCTGCTTCTGGTGCTTCATCTTCTAAATCGTTACCCTCTTCATCATCATCGTCTTCGATGTATGTTTCAAGGCGAGCTAGAAGGTCATGAATATCAGAAAGCAGTCCTTCATGGTCTTCATCATCGAGACTTCCTTCATCTTCGAATTCGTCTCCATTCTGATCACCATCTTCGGCATCGGCATCGGCTTGTGCAAGAAGGTCATCATCGTCCTCAGAATCGTCGAGTTCGAGTTCGTCCTCATCAGATGGTAATCCACCACCTTCATTTCCTGCATTAGCATCTGCACCAAAAACATCAATGGTATCGGCGTCGTCTTCGTTGCCTTCTAGGTCATTGATGCTAGCTTCAAATAGTCTGTCGTTTAGAGCTTGTGACTTGACACGTTGCGACTTATGTGTTCGCTTATTGGCCATTAATAACTCCCGTTATCTGTTTTAATTAATTCAGAGAGGAGTCGAGTGAAGTTGTCCAATTGTTCGGACACGTTGTGCTTCGCCTCAGTCTCGGCTTTTTCAATTTGTCTAGCCACATATCCATGATCTGTGTTGACCCAATCTACACCTTCCATGATTCCGTTTACGAAAGCATTTGGGGCTGAAGGGTCTTGAACAATATCTACTGTGTTGAGGATGAAATCCTTGTTCACGTAATTATTGCCTTCGCGCTGGCTAAGACTACCCATTCCACGACTTGAGACACCTAGTTTGACACCACCATCGAGTAGACCTTTTACGATCTGCCCCATAGGGGTATTAAGGATAAGTGCCTTACCAATCACATCATTACCTTCGAACCGAAGATCGATAATGCGATGGGATGCTCGATCAAGATTGACCGTTGGGGTTTCAGGGTGATTAAGCTCACCTACCGCCCGGCCAGACTTGACTTGTTCTGTGATATATTTTTCCACTGCTGGACGGAGTACGTCCATTTCATAAATTCTACCATTTCTATTGGTCTGTTCAGTTTGCATGAACACACCTTCAATGAAGTATTGTTTCTGCCCGTTATTGTTTTCGGTCAGAACTTCAATGTTGTCCATATATTCTGTTATGAGCTTCATTGACACTTTAGTTCTTTCCTTTGAAGAAACTAGCTCCGACATTGCGGCGCTCCATTTCTAGGCGGTCTGCCATCTTACGAGCAATTGCCATATTAAAGTGATGGGTGGCGTCTGACGGTTTATCAGTTGCTACCGAATCAAGAATTTGTTGTGTGTGTTCATTAGGCATAGATTGAAGACCTTTTCGGAATTTATTTATATGATTGATGTTTTCTACGCATCTGCCAGTTGAGATTTCATTTTTACTTCAAAGGCAGGGTAGTTCTTGTGATATACATTTCCGCCTTCTTTCACCAAGCAGACTTCGACCAGAACATAGGAATCACCCTCTTCTTCAGTTTCCATTGGCGTTGATTGAAAGATTTTTACGAACCTGTATTCGTCATCCACGGTAAGATCACTGTCGTCATGATCCGACACTTCAAGATCATCTTCGTCTTCGCGTAGATTTTTTCCGAAACCATTACGAACTGCCGTACAGATTTCAGACTCTTCGAATTGCTCTGTGGTGATATCCATGAAGCGCTCTCGCTCATTGGTGGATAGATCAACACTCCACATTTGATAGATGTCTTCGGATGCCTTCATTGCTTGAGGGTCATGAAGACGGACATCTCCCAGATTTGCACGTCTGAGCTTTGTCTCGATACCATCAGTAATTTCCGATATAATCTTTGAATACTTTTCACCGACATCAGCAATGACTGCTTCGTTTAGCATTCTCTTAAACTGGTTGAATGTTTTCATTATTGCTTCCTAGTAGGTTTCTGTGGTGGAAGTCCGTCTTCGTCTGTTTCCGGCTCTTCTTCTGGATTTGTAGGCTCTTCATCAGGGCCTAGTTCAGATGCCGCACCTTCAGGATTTCCTAGAGGAGTTTCGGCTCCGCCAAGTCCATCTTCTGGATCGAAATCATCTGCGCCTAGATCACCACCGGCTTCAAAGCCACCACCGGTATCAAATCCACCTGCACCACCTTCAGAATCCACATCCTCAATATTAGGAAGTGAGTCATTATTCATAGCTTCGGCTCTGATTTGACGTTTCATTTCTTCGATCTCATCATCAGTCTGGCCAAGAACTTCCTTACGAACCCATTCCTTAGAGAAGTAGGTTCCGACATATTTGTCGATCACTTCTAGAGTGGTGATTCGTTCACGTAGGATTTCAGCATGGGCCAGCTCGGCAAATTGCGAGTCACTGGAATAATCGATAATGACAAACTCTTTGAGCTTATCCCATTCTTCACTTGTGAGAATGCCTTTGTAGATAAGTTGCGTTCTTAGGAGTTGCTTGAATAGGTCAGCAAATCGAACCCGCAGTCTGTCAATGAATTTTTGGAACTTAACTTCATCTCTGGAAATCTCAGTGCTTCGACCGATATTAAATCCAGACTCATTATCCAGTCTGTTGACCGGCACATTGAGGGACTTGTAAAGCTTCTTTTGGAAATATACGATGTCATCAATCTGACCAAGATTTTCACCACCGGGCAGGGTTGTGATCTCAGTTCCTCGACCACCTTCACGTCTTGGTAGCCAGAAGTCTTCAAGGATCGCTTGATCTCTACGACCGTCCTTGACGTCTCCGGTAGATACATCATACATGAGTTTGTTGCGGTAGCGGTTCTTGACGCCTTCAAGGTAGGCCTCGGCCTTACCCTTAGGTAGGTTGCCCACATCGATATAGAAAATGCGTCTCTCGGGCGCTCGTGCCAATCGATAGATGACCAAGGAGTCTTCCATCATTCGGAGTTGATTTACATTCCGGAGAGCTTTATGGATATATGATAGTGGAACTCGACGATTAGCGTCGATCTGACCAGAGGTCACATATGCCACAGAGTCTTTCGGAAGTCTTAGACCATTAAGGTCTGTGGTACCACTACCAAGCGTTCCTTGGCTGGTAGCAAATCCTTCTTCATTATATACGAAATATTCATCAACCGACTTGATGATCTTTGCGCCTGTGCGCTCGTCCTGATCTTCTTCAACTTCTTTAATTTTTCTGATCTTCAGCGGGCTTAGGGGGCGAAGTTCTTTGATACCCTTTTGAACATTATTCAAATCGACCATAACATGATAGGCGATCCGACCATCGACATACCAGCGTCTGAAAATGTCATGCCCATATCTTCGGAAATCCAGAAGTTTCAGGACATGATCAAATTCTTCGATAAGCTTTTCTTTGACCTTCTCTGATGCCAGTGCGTCTTCGACTTTATTCAAATTTAGACGTACTGGTAGGTCAGCATCATTTCCAACAATTGCCTCGTTGACAATATCTTCGATAGCGGCGTCTACTTCTGGATGCTGTGCAGCAAATCGATATTTGGTAATGAGTTCCTGTTCACTGGCAAACGTGTCGCCCCGAACATCCATTGTCTGACCAAAGAAACCGGCACCACCACCATTGGTAATGAGGGTGGCACCTTCATTCTCATCAGAAGGCGGAACAATAGCAGTGACTTTACTGCCATCTTCTTCATTACCGCCATTAGGGACGATTTCCGCACCAAGAAACGTCCACGCCTTTTGCTGGCGACGTTCTTCGTCACTTAGAGGCCCATGGCCTCCACCACGATATGCATTATGTCTGCGGTCCATGTAATTACTGTCCTTGTATAGTGAAGGTATTTACGGTGTATTCCCCCACCGCCAAGGGTATGAGGTTATGCCTGAACAGATTCCGGAGATGTCCAATAATTGTAGTTCAATTCAACTGTGAACTCTTGGATAGTATTAGTGCTATCAAAGTTCAGGTCAATCTGAGCAATTGCTGTTGGATATGCATCATGAATATGATACGTCTTCGTAATATTTCCGTTCTTATCAAGCTGTTCGACCGTCAAGTCTGCTTGATAACTAGTAGGATTACTTAGCCCGTTCGTAGATTCGTGAGCGCTGATAGCAGCACTCCATCGTTCAAACGCATTCCGGATTCTCATATCATTGTCATTGATGATCGTAATGGTCCATGGTTGGAACGTACGATCTCCGGCGACCTTGATGATTTTTCCTCTGAACATGACGTCGATGTTTGCAACTTCAGAGGCAGGCAATGCTGCACCCTTGCAAAGATACGATGTGAGTTCAGTATCTCCACCGGCAAATGCCGGGAAGACAACCTTCACTTGGAATAGGTTGGAGCGTGCCCCACCATTAACAAGCTTGGCTTTAAAGTCATTAATGCTTAGACTAGCCATTTATTATTCTCCTGCGATTTCTTTGAAATCAACACCAGTACGAGTGGCGATGAAATTCAATTTCACAAAGTTGATTGAACGTGCAGGCTGAATGTAGATGTCAGCAACAAATCCATTGGCATCAATAACCGCTGAATTGTTGTTTGTTGCATTACAGACTACTCGATAGTCATAGATACCATTTCGGCCTTGAATGTTTCTAAGGAATGGCTCTACTGCTCCGACAAATCTCGCACGAGAGAATTCATTATTAAGTTCGAAGAGTTGTGCTTCAGCATTTCCAGAGATATTCTCTCTAAGTGCGATGAAGAGACGGCGAACGTTGATACGATCAAAGGCACTTGGGCGGCTAAGATGTGTCTTATCACCGAATAGCATAGTTCCTTTGCCCGGTAGGGTGACAATTGGATTGACACCGGCCCGATACAGAGTATCACGATCAGCTTTGTTGGGGTTGTAGTGTAGCTTGGTTACGCCAAAAATCTGGCCCCGAACTTCACCGGCTGGTGAATACCATGCGCCATCACTAGCATCCGTAGCAGCAGTACAACCGGCAACAGCGGCACATGCAGGGATGTTAATATATTTGTCGTTATATTTGTCGTAGACTTTGAGACGGCCAGAGTCGATCACTGCATATGAGGATGATGTAAGTGCGTCAGCCATCGTCACAACAGCGGCAGCAGTCACCATTCCAGATGATGGAGATACGAAGGCTACGGCGTCCATACGACCAGCAGCACATGCGATGACATCGTTGGCAATTGTTGTTTCAGAACCAGTAGGCATGTCAGGGCAAATCAGTAGAGACACATCCACTGTTGACGAATCTTCAAAGAGGTCAAATCCTGCAAGAACTTCAGTAGAGGTCATTGCAGCAGAGTCAACACCACCAGTAAGGGAGGCATCAATAATACCATCGGAATCACTCACTGCGTAGTTTACACCACCAGTAGCGACGGCACCAGCATTTGCAGAAAAGTTAGTGGTGTCATGAGAACCAAACCAAATATAATTTGAAGATGTATTAATGACATCAGCGTAATAGTTGGTAGACCCATTAGAATTCTTGGCATCGCCTGCTTGCGATAGGAAAGCAAACGTTTCTAAGACAGTTCCCGGAGTTCCAGTGAATAGTCCATCTTCATCAATTACCACTACATGGATTTCATCGTTGGATGATCCATTATCAGAGGCATATTGAGAAGTTCCGACTACGGCATCAAGATTGCTCTTGTATGCCCATCCGGCAAAGTTGGTAGCAGTGGTACCGGCATCAGTCTTGAATGCAAATACAGAAACCTTAAGTGAGTTTCCAAGAACACCGGGATATTTTGCAATCCATAGACCCTCAGTACCAAACGAGAACGTTTGGCCGTCATAGTCATCTCTATTTTTTACAAGAGTGGACGCATCACCAGCACTGTTTGAGTTATTGGCGACCCCAGTCACCTCACGTACAAGACGTAGTGAAGAGCCGTACTTTAGGAAATACGATGCTGTGTGGAAGTCCACAGAATTAGTTGTGTTGGGTGCCCCGAAAGTAGAAACCAGTTCATTCTCGTTAGAGATTGTTGTGATTTCGTGGACTGGACCCCAGCGGAAATTACCAACTGTTGCACCGGTAGTAGTTGCCTGTCCCCTTACGGAACCGGTCAGGTCTACTTCACTGGATACAAAGCCGGGAGAAGATTGATTGAAAACCATCTAGTTTACCTCGAAAGTATTTATTGGCGAGAAGAAAATAATAAGACGACCCATAGCAAGTAATTCAATATTGCGTTCGATCTACTTATGTTTTTGAAGTTTCCTAATGGAACTCAGTAAACCCTCGCGTTTTTGGAACATATCCAAACATACCATCCCACTCAAAATCATCCGGAACCATCACAACACCGTCTTCAACAATTGGGGCTTGGGACGTGGCTGAATCGGTAAATCCGAATGGCAGTACGTCATCCTCAATTGCTCGCATTCGTTCTTCATAGAGCATGCTTCTCACATCAATATCTGTCATACCACTGAACATCTGGGTTGACGTGAACCACCCGAACATGACTAGTGTCATCATCAGGTCATCATTGTTTCCGCCAGTGGCTTCATAGCTCGATCCTCTAGCTTCGAAGGTGCATATTTCAACAATGGTGTTGGCATCCTTGACCGTCAGTTTGGATTGCTCCAATAGGTCTTTAATCTGTGAACATCCGATAGCTTTAGTTCGCTTGGTTTGTCTCAGTCCTAAACCATCTTTCTTGCTGATGGATTCCACAAACATATTTTCATATTCAATATCATAGAACATCGCATTGCAAACCATAGACCCCTGATCATTAGATTCAATCAGAACCAATGCTTCGTTATAGGCAGTGGCGTATTTATTTAAAATTTCTGGTAGCAGCAGAGGCGATATTGTATTGTTAGCGTATGAAGCCACCTGTCTGAATGGCCTACTGGTAACGTCGAAGATTGAGAATGCAGAATAGTCCTTCCCCCGGCCTTGGGCCACATCAACGGTCATTACATATGTGTGTTTAGGCTCGGGAGCGCCATAGACTCTCATCGACCCATTCTCTTGGATGAATTCTGGCTCTTCGGACTTCAATTTCAAGAGAAGCTCCGGAGAAATTAGTGTGCTTCCTGATCCCAGAAATGAGTTTCCAAACTCTTGGGAGAACTGAAGTTCTGAGGTATTCTCGATAGTCTCTTTCTTCCACTCTTCGTCCCGGCCCGGCACATCCCACCAGTCAACTCGGAATGGTTTATATCCTCGGTCACTGGTATTGGTGACTGCCCGCTCCCATAATCTATGGAACGTATTTCCGACACCATTGGCAGTGGATGTGATGATCACCCTCGCACTTTTACCACCGGTAATAACTGGATAGGTTGACGTATAGAATTTGGCATCATTTTCAACGAAAGCAAACTCGTCGAGATACAGTAAGTTTACTGACTTACCACGAATGGATGATGACGATGTTGCTGCCGATAGAATTCTTGAATTGTTAGAGAATTCCATCGAACCCTTATTGAGTTCCTTACATCCCTGCTGAAGGAAGAATGGCAGGTTCTCTAGCATGAGTGTGATACGACCAAGCATCTCTCGGGCAGTGTCAGCTTTGTTGGCCAGAACCGCTACTGTCTTGGTGCTATGGAATAGGACATACCAAAGAAGATATGCACACACAGAAATCGATTTCCCGGACTGTCTACATGCAAGCACAATTGAGAATTTATTATTGTCGAAATGTTGGAACATTTCATTCTGATATGGATATAGATGGAATGGGACAAGCCCTCGATCAAGGTGGATAACCTTGATATAGTTTTCAGCAAAATATTTGGCTGATGCTCTACATCTTGCAAACTCTAGAACCTCATCTGAGGTCATAGCTGTTACAACTCCACCCTTCTTAATCTGAGTGTTACCCAGATAGGTGAAGTTCTTTGGTTTATCCCAGTTGATGTTTAGTTTTCTGGTCATTATTCAGGAATACTCAGTTTTACAAAATTCTTTAGGAATGCAGACCATTCTTCTGGGTATGACGTTTCGTTTTCGCGCATGCTCGACACCACAATCCATTTTCCCGCACCCTGAATACGCTTGCGCTTGGCCTGCATATCACTCACTAAATTTTTGACATCGACCGGATTACTGAAGAATCCTTCATCGACAATTGTGATATATTTGAGTTCAGGGTCGTTATTATACCCATAGGTAGGATGGGAACCGGTACTTCTGAATTGAATTTTGATATTCTTAGAGTCCACATCTATGCTATACTTGCCAACCTTTTGTTGTAGTCCAAGCTCTATTGGTTTCATCGCGGCGGCGAGTTTTTCACAAATCATACCAGCATTACTCAAATTATGACACACGACTTCAATTCGAAAGTCTTTAGATTCCATAATTAGGTCACAGATATACATGCAGATTGCTGTAGTCTTACCCACTTGTCTTGGGGCAGTTATCACTACATCATTATACATATTCATTACTTTTTTAATATTGTGGGATTGAAACATAATTTAGTCCTCTATATTATACCCATCTGTGTCATACTCTGGATCGTCTTCGGTAACGATTTCGAATTCAGCCTCAAGGGCTTCTAGATCGATCTCACCTCGCTCAAGAGCTTCAGCCAGTTCAGAAGACGATCCTACAAATGCTCTGCTGTTGGAGCGATCTTCGATTGCCAATTGTTCTGGTTGGTTCTGATTATCCAGTTTGATGACTTGCTTCTTGCGATGGAGTTCCAAGAGCTTGTCATTCATATCTGCGACCTGCTTCAGGCCCCCAAAATAAACCTCAAAGGCTCGGGGATGCTCTGAACCAGTCGCGACTTCTTTGATACCTTTAAGGGCTTCACGTCCATGCTCGATTAGTTCCTTATAGATTGCTCTATTGTATTTGAAATCGGCATTTAACTTTTCATTATCATCATCTATTGACATTGTGTTCCTAGAGTTCTGTTATAAGCCCACCCACCATCGAACGGTCACCTTTACGGAAGTCCGGATGCTTCTGGAAATGAGTATTCAGAAGTTCTACCTTCGTAATACCGTCAGTCCGGAACAGCCGCCATTCTGGTTTATGTTTAGAGAACGAAATTCCTCTATCGACGTTGGGCTGCCATGCTCTCATTAATAGTCCACCACCACCCGAATACCCGAAGGCATGAGGATGGACAATTCTCCACCCATTAGGATTGGCAGTGTCTGCATTAGGAGACACATAGTAAATTCTCAATTCGCGGCGATCATCGATTGCCTTGCGGATCATTTGCTTTGTTTTGTTAGGTGTGGGGCCTGCTTCACTCAAGAACAGATACGCTGCTTCTCGAATAGAATAGCTCTCGCCATAGAAATTTAAATCGGTGATTAACATTATTCGTCGTACCAAGTTTCTGTTACATCTACTGTATATGTATCATCTACGTTCGCGCTAGATGGGTTGACATCCCAATTCATGGTCCCGTATAGTTCATCAGTATCCGTAAAATCTTTGAAATTAACTGTTGCTGATTTGATAACCTCACCCCCAGCGTCAATCTCTCCGAACAGGTTAACATGTGCGTCGAATTCTAGGGTGTAGATGATCGCCCGCCTTGACAAAAAATCACCCTCATAATCATCGGATGGAGACACTGAGGTTAATGTGAATTTCACTTTATCCTTGACAGTTGGTTGATCATCAATAGGGTTGAAGTTGACCGTGAATGATGGCCCGAATGTCGGTAGGATTTGACCGATGATTTCGAATACATCGGTTTCGGTTTTCGTAATAATATTGAGCTGGTAGGAGACGATGTAGGGTACCGGATTATAGACTTTCGATCTGGTACCTTCTGTCGTACCGGGTACCAAACAGAAATTGTTCTTATTCTTCATGCGTGTGAAATCTGGTAGAATGCTCGTGATCTCGAATGACATTCTTGGTAACTGAAGGGCTACTTTATTACCAGCCAAATCCGGTTGCTGTTCAAGTCTAGCCAGAAACTTTTGCTTGGGTCCATATGCCAATGGAACCTTAATGGTATCTTTAACCACAGCCCCATGTTTTCGAACGAGACTGATCTCATTGAATAACGTTCCGAATATACCAGTGATCTTCCGAAATGTGTTATGGTCGAAATGATTGCCTAGCATTAGGTAGCTCCGAATGGATTAGTCTCGTCAAAGTCTATAATGGTATCTGCATAGTCTTCGAAATCATCATTGCGGGCAGCAGGGTC